CCCCGCCTCGCCCTGGGGGCCCGGCGGCCCTGCCGGGCCTGGCTCGCCCTGCGGCCCGGACGCGCCCGGGTCACCCTGCTTCCCGGGCGCTCCTGCAGATCCTGACGGGCCCGTCTCCCCGGCCCCGTCCTGGCCGTCGGTGCCGTCCGATCCGGACCGGCCGGGCGCGCCGCTCGGTCCGGTCCGACCGGGCTCGCCCTGCGGCCCGCGCGGGCCAGGGATCGGGACCGGCACGCGGGTCCGGTCGTCCAGGTCCTCAACCGCCTGACTCGGATCTGGCGCCGCCGGCGTCTCGCCCGTCGCCTCGACCTGGGCGCGCAGAACCCTGACATCGGATGCCAGGGTGCTCACCGCGTCACCGCGCCGGTCGGCCTCGTCGGCGAGCCGGCCGAACAGCGACCAGCCGACGACGGCGGCCCCGGTCAGGGCGACGAGCCAGCAGAACACTGCGATCCACCGCCAGGTCCCGGCGAGGGCCCGTTCCGTACGGGTCACGATGGGTCGCCTCCCAACTCGACGATCTTGACGCGGAGTCGGGCGATCTCGACCTGGTCGGTCACCCGCTGGTCGAGGAGCACTTCGATCCTCTGGTCACGCGCGGCGAGCCGCTCGTCCATCCGGTTGCGCTCCTCCTGGATCTGGTCCATCTCGCTGTTCAGCCGGGCGTTGGCGTTCTCGCCCCGCTTACCGAGGTAGGCCACCACTGAGCCGGACAGCACGCCGACGAGCGCGAGCACCGCACCGATGGTGGTGGCATCCAAGGAGACTCCTTACGGGAGGCGGCGGGTGGTGTCCTGCCGGTTCGGCACGGCCCAGGTGAAGCCGAGCGCGGCCAGGACAGCGATCAGCGCGGCCCAGCCCTCGGCCGGTGTCACGACGTCGTCGGTGAGGGCGGTGCCGATGGTGCCCGCCCCGGCCGCGAGCGCGGCGACGACGGCCTTGGCGTACTTCGAGATCCGCATGGTCAGTTGCCCTTCTTCAGTTCGGCGACGTCGGCGCGCAGCGCAGCGATGTCCTTGGACAGGTGGGTGATCGCGTCGTAGATCTCGCGCAGGAACGAGATGGGCTTCCAGAGCTTGTTGGTCGGTAGCGTCGAGGAAGTCGAGGGGGCCGGTGCCTTGTCCTGGTCCCACACGGCCTCGAACATCTCGGTCTTGTCCATGCTCACGTCCTCCTCGCTTTTCCCCGGGCGCGGGGCGCCCTTCTCGACCCAGGCGTATACGTGGTCGCCAGGGCATTCGGTGGCGTAGCCGTCGCGGTGCCCGCCGAGCCAGTGCCCGGCCGGGCCCTCCTCGCGGCAGTAGTCGATGGCGTCCCGGGCGCCGTGCAGCTGGGCGTCGGGCGCCGTGACGAGCCCGGTCGATCCGACGAGCAGGCAGACCGCGTAGTCCTGCTCGTTCAGCGCCGTGTTGCCGTTCGCCGAGTTCCGGCGCTTGAGACCGCGGCCCTCGTAGACGTAGCCGTGCGTGCAGACGAGGAAGCTGTAGCCGATGTCCGACCAGCCGTTGCCGTCCATGTGCTGGTTCTGCAGCTGCCGCACGTAGGCGGCGCACTGGTTGTGCGGTCGGTCGGTGTAGGCGGTGCCGAGGTAGTGCACTTTGACGCCGCGGCGGGCGCGGCTGTAGCCGGTCGCCCCGTTCGGGCGCTTGTAGTCGCGTGCGCCCCACTGGGTGCGTGTGACGAGCTTGATGGCCATCAGGCCTCCAGACATGAGAAAGGCCCCGGCCGGAGCAGCGCGGGGCGACGGGGTGGGGGGCGGTCAGTCCTCCAGAGGGCCGACCCTCTTGGGGCGTATGACGATGGTGGCGTTGCGGCTTGTCGGGTCGGCGTGGCCGGCGATGTCGACGAGGGCGCCGTTCGGGGCGCCGTCCTCGGTGGGCCAGGCCTCCAGCTCGGCGAGGACGAACGCGCGCGCGGCCTCGAACTGGGCGTCGCCGCCGGTGTCGGCCGCGGACAGTTCCTCGACGACGTCGGCGACCAGGCCCTCGACGTGGAGACTGAAACTCATGGGACCCTCCCAGGTCAGGTGACGTCGCTGGCGGAGGTGTTGGGGGTCGTCGACAGGTCGTCGAGCGCGGAGCCGGTCCACGTCGAGCCGCGCCAGTCGTTGCCGTACCGCTGGACGAGCGTGCACGTGTTCGTGATCGACAGGGCGTTGATCGCCTCTGGCGAGGAGCCGTTGGGCCGGCACTTGTTGCCGGACAGGCTGATGCTCGCCGTCGACGTCGAGACGCGGATCCCGTAGTACGTGGCGTTCGCCGCGCGCCCGGGCGCCTTGACGTAGTTGTTCCGCAGGTGGAGGTCGTTGCCGCCCTGCACCAGGATCCCGTTGTTGCCGGAGTCGCGGACCTGGTTGCCGACCACACTGGAGTGCGTGGTGTCGACGAGGGTGATCCCGTGCGCGGCCGGCGTCCACACGATGTTGTTGCCGATCAGCAAGTTGTTGCAGTCCTCCGTCGAGATGCCGGTGCCGTTCACGTTGGCCACGACGTTGTCGCCGACGGTGATCCGGGAGCACTCCTGCAGGCGGATGCCGTTCTGGCTGCTGGTCGAGCCGTCGATCGCATTGCCGGAGATCGTGACGTTGAGGACGGTGCCGGTCGTCTCGCCGAGGCAGACGATCGGCTCGTCGTACGCCAGGCCGCCACGGAAGCTGTTGCCGTTGATCGTCACGTTCCGCATCACCTGCGACGCCGACGTCTGCGTGCCGTCCGGGAGCTTGGTGTCCTCGGTGTCGGCGACGATGACCGACCGGCAGCGCACGCCGCTCCCGCAGCTGACGAACGTGTTGTTACCGACGGTCACGTCCTCCCAGTTGTACGCGCTGACCGCGTACTGCAGCAGGCCCTCGAACGAGTTGTCGCTGATGCGTACCCGCCGGTGGTACTTGGTGATCGTCGCGCTGTGGGACTCGACGCCGCGCGGCCAGGCGGTGGTGCTGGCCGTGCCGGAGGCTCCGAAGTGACAGCCGGTGATGAGGATGTCCTCACACGGGGTGTGGTCGTACGGGCCGAAGCCTCCGAAGACTCCGACCGACTTGGCCAGGTCGATGTTGACGGCCCCGCTGAAGTCCCTGCCCCCGGGGTCGATGAAGCCGCGGAACCGGCAGTTCTGCACCAGGCCGTGCAGGGTGGAGTTCAGCTCGACCGCGTGATAGCCGGGCACATCGCGGACCTCTAGGTCGCGGATGACGATGTCGGTGGCGTGCCCGATCGAGATGCACATCGCGCTGTTGGTCAGCCCGGTCGTCGTCCCGCGCATGTTCCACAGGCCGCCCTCGATCACGATGCCGCCGTGACCGGTGTACCCGCCGAAGCTCTGCCCCGAGTCGCCATTGATGATCATGGTGTCGTCGACGTCGCGGCGGAATTCCGCGCCCTGCATGAGGGTCAACCGTGTGTTGCCGTAGATCCGGAGCGTGGCGTCGATCTTGTACACCCCGGGCGGCACGATGACCTGCGCGCCCCCGAGCTGGAAGGCGTCGTCGAGGGCCTCCTGAATGCCGGCTGCGGAACCGGTGCCGCCGGTGTCATCGACGCCGTCGTAGGCGGTGACGATCAGGACCTCGCGCTGGAACATCGCGTTCAGCCGGTCCGCGGTCGAGCGCATGCCGCCGCGCCACGGTGTCAGTGTGACCACGCCTTGCCCTCCCCTCTCTGCTTGGGTCTACAGCGGCACGATCGGCGTGACCGCGAGCCGTACGTCGGTGCCCACGTCCCAGGCCCGGGAGGCGCCGTTGATGCCGCGGACGACGGTCATCTCCGCTTCCTGGCCGGCGGTGGTGCAGGCGGTGACCCGCATGTGCTCGCCGTCGACGCCGCCCACCGCGACGTCGAACGGGAAGTCTTCCGGCGTCTCGGCCGAGTCCGCCCACAGTGCGCCCGGGCAGTGCACGGTCATGGTCGTGTCGGTGGCCGAGACGGCCGTGTGCACGGTGGAGTCGACGTCGACGCGGACGGCGGGGCCGTCATCCTCGGGGTCGTCGGCCGCGACGGTCCACACGGTCCAGGGCCCCGCCGGGATGCACGCGAACGTGATCTCCCAGGTGCCCTCGAAGAACCGCTCGGTGTAGCCGACGACGAACAGATCGAACCCGTTGATCCCGTACCGGAGCGGGGTGTTGACCACCCGGATGCGGGAGCCGGAGTCGAGGGCGAGGACGGTGTCGACGAGCGGGCGCAGGCGGGGGTTGCCCATCTTCAGCGTCAGGTCGACGACCCGCATGGCGTTCCATGAGGCGACGTGCAGCCGCCACCCGGCCTGGTCGGCGAGCTGGTCGTCGCTGTGGACGATCAGCTCGGGCGAGTCCTCGGACAGGCCGATGCCGTTCGGGGGCGGGGCGGTGGAGAACGGGCCTGACGTGATCTCGGCGGTGTACTCGGAGCCGCCGCGCCGCTTGGCGGTGATCCGGTTCTTCAGGTCCTTGTCGTCGTCGGTCGGCCGGAACGGCTCGGCGACCACGCCGCTGCGGTAGTCGAGGACGAGTTCGATGGGCCGGTTCTCAAGGGAGACGCGGTCGAGGTACTTCAGGCCGCGGCCGGAGCGCTTCTCCAGGAGGAGGCCCATGTCGGTGCGGGCGGCGTCCTCGACGAGGTCCATGTAGGTGCGCACGTCCTGCGGGCCGAGGCGGGTCTCGGCCCGGCCCCAGAGTTCGAGGTCGGCCTTCTGGTCCGTGGAGAGCAGCTGCAGGAAGTCCCGCGCCCGCATCCCGGCGAGGCCGAGTTCGGCGGCGTAGTCCTCGTCGTTGAACGGCAGGACGTATGCGCCGGTCGCGGCGATGCCCCAGAAGCTGAGGTGCCCGATGCCCATGCCGGCGACGCCGTCGCCGAAGCTGGTGTCGACCTGGCGGGGCTGGTCGGCGTCCATCGCGACCGGGGAGAGGCTGGCCTGCAGGGACAGGTTCGTGGGGGAGACCAGGCCGATGGTGAAGGTGGTGTTGGCACCGCTCTGCACGGCCCGTACCTGGACCTGCTTCCACGCGTCCAGGAACCCGGGGTGGTCGAACGCCAGGAGCTGGGCTTGGGTGACGGACGCCGTGCCGAGGGAGACGCCGGCGAGCGTGGAGACCCGCATGCGGATGCCCGGGGAGGAGGTGACGGTGACGGCCACCAGCTCGATGACCGCGTTGTCGGTGCGGAACTTGAGGATCTGCTGCTCGGTGGTCGGGTAGTTCTGGCTGGCGAGCTTGACCATGAACCGCACCGACCAGGAGCCGGTGGGGTCGCCGGGCACGTAGAGGCTGGAGAGGTGGCCGCCCACGCGGGCCTGCGGCAGGGCGGCTGAGCCGGGCAGCGTGTCGTCCCGCGCGAAGTCCAGGCCGGAGACAACGAGCGGGCCCACGCCGCTCTGCTCGCCGAACTCGGCCACGTAGACGTCCCCGAGCACGCCCTCCTCGAACGTCCAGTAGGCGAGCGGCGCATAGCGGGAGATCCGCCTGCGCATCGCCGACTTGATCAACTCCGTGTTGCCGTCGTAGCGGCGCAGCATCCCGACGGGCCGGATCTCGACCGTCTTGTCGTTGCCCGACTCGTCCTGGTGCGGAGTCCACTGGACGACCTCGCCGGGCAGCCGGGTCAGCCCCGCGTCCTCGACGAGCGGCAGGACCTCCAGGTCCGTGAACGACACGACGGCGGGCAGCGGGGTGCCGGTACCGACGACGCCGGCGCGCAGCCCGAACTTGCCGCTGGTGTACGTCTCGTCCCAGCCCTGCAGGTGCCAGTGGTCGGGCTCGGCCTGGCCGTCCGCCCAGATGCGCATGCGGATCTCCGGGCCCTCGCAGCGCACGCGCACGCGCAGCGGGGTGTCGACCGTGTAGGTGAGGTCGGGGATCTGCCGGATCGGCGTGACGTACGTGAAGCTGCTGAGGGAGTCCACGCGCTGCAGCGCGAGCGCGACGCGCAGGCCTGCGTTGCCGGGCAGGCCGGAGTTCGTCGTCAGGATGATGTCGGCCAGGTAGACCTGGACGGTGTCGGCGTCGGCGCGCAGGAGCGCGGAGACGGTGATGCCGGACTCGATAGTGCTGCTGACGGGGATGGTGTCGGTGGCGATAGTGAACGTGGCGTCGTAGTCGCTCAGCTGCAGGGTGTCGGTGAGGACGTAGCGAAAATTGCTCAGGCCCACCGCGGCGACGTTGAGGTGGGCGGCGCCGGCGGACACCGTGAAGTCGGTCGTGGGCGGCGAGTCCGAGGCGGGGTCCCAGATGGCCCATTCGTCGCCGGATGTGGAGGTGCCCCAGCCGTCGGTCTCGGTGCGGCCGAAGTCGTCGGCGAGGAGCGGCACCGGGTCGTCGGGCAGGTCACCCACGCGCAGCCGGAAGGGCTGGTTGCGAGTGAGCTTGCCGAAGAACGGGCTGTGCAGGTTGCGGGGGCTCAGGTCGCCGTCGGGGTCGTCGAGGGTGACGGTGACCTTGCCGGGCTGGGCGCGGCTGCCCTCGGAGGTGAGGCCGCGGGTGACGGTGACGACGGGGTTCTCCCGCATCCGCACGGGCACCCACGCCCCGTCGACCTCGATCTCCGCGGTGAGCTTCAGCGGCCAGCTGGTGGTCACGGCTTGGCTCCTGCCATCTGTGAGACGGAGCCGCCGCCCTCGTTGCGGACGATCTCCTGGAAGAACCGGACGAACGCGTTGTCGCCGCCGACGACGTCGACGACCAGGCGCTGCTGCGCGGGCCGCACCATCCGCGTGGACGGGGCGTTCACGCCGTCCAGGGCGGGGATGTCGACCAGGCCGGCCATCGCCTTGTCCAGGGGGCGGCGGTTGTCCTCGGCGCCCTCGGCGATGCCCGGCGGCAGCCAGTGACCGATCTCGTCCGCCATGAGCTTGGAGGGCGAGCCGATGTGCAGGAACGACTTCGCGGCGTCGACGACGTTGCGGGACACGAACGACTTGATCTGCCCGTAGAGCCAGCCGCCCATCGAGGAGATACCGCGCCACAGCCCGGTCACCGTGTCGCGGCCCTTGCCGTACAGCAGCGAGCCGAGCGAGCCGAGCGCGGAGGAGATCCGCCCGGGCAGGCTCCGCACGAACGCCAGCATCTCGCCGGCCTTGGTGACCGTGGCCGTCTTGATCGCCGACCAGTGCTTGATGATCAGGCCGAGCAGCGTCCAGTTCAGGAACGCGTTGTAGAGCCAGCCGGGGATCTGCCTGATCCAGGCCACCACCGCGTTCCACGCCGAGACGGTGGCGGCCCAGATGTCGTCCCAGTGCTTGATGATCAAGCCGAGGATGGTCCAGTTGAGGAAGATCTGCCAGATCTTGTCCACGGCGTTCTTGACGAACTCCCACACGGCGTTCCAGGCGCCGATGGTCCACGCTTTGATCTTGTCCCAGTTGGCGATGATGATCGCGGCCAGGGCGACGATCGCGATGATGATCCACGTGTAGGGGTTCGCCAGCAGCGCGGCGTTCATCGCCCACTGAGCCGCGGTCACGACGACCAGGGCGGCGGCGAGCGCGAGCACGATCGGCACCAGGACCTTGACCAGGCCGGGGTGTTCGGCGAACAGGCCGGCCACGAACGTGAGGGCGGGCAGCAGCATCTCGCCCAGCGTCGTCGTTACCGACCGCATGATCGAATCGAACTGCTGTGCGGGCGATGCCGCCATGCTGTCGGTGAGCTGCTTGGCCGCTCCGGCCGCGCCCTTGAGTTCGTTGCCGGCGAATCCGCCGGCCTCGCCGAAGGCTTTCAGCGAGGCCTGCGCGTCCTCGCCCGGGCCGCCCATGAGTGCGGCCGCGATGCGCGTGCGGTCGGTCTGGTTCTCCACCCCGGCCAGTGCCTTGGTGATCTGGTCGAACGCCTCGGTGCCCTTGCCCTTGTTGACCAGGTCCTGGATGTCGCCGACGTCCAGCTTGAGTTCCTTCAGCGGCGCCTCCACCGCTGCGGTGTCGGCGATGCGGAGGGTGAACTCCTTCACGGCGTCGCCGAGCTTGTCGATCTCGAACAGCGGATTCTGTGCCGCGGCGGCGAGTGCGCCCATCATCTGCGGGCCGGTCGCGCCGAGCTGGGCGAAGAACTCGCTGTACTCCTTGGTGACGAGGGGGATTTCCTCGCGCATCGCCTTGGGCATCTTCTGCGCGGCCGCGGTCATGAGGTCCATGGCCTCGGTGCCGTCCTTGACCAGCCCGGCCTTGATCATGTTGCCTGCGCCGACGGCGGCTTCGGCAACGTCGAACTCGAACGTCTTGGACAGGGCGAGCGCGTCCTTGGTGAGCTGGGCCATCTCCGCGTCCGAGATGGATCCGAACTCGTGCATGGACGAGGCGACCGAGTCCAGGGCCTCGCCGACCTCGCCGACCGACTCACCGAACCCGGCGCTGAAGACGTCGCCCGCGATGGAGCCGGCGCGGGCGGCCTCCTCGTCGGTCAGGCTCAGCTGGTTCTGCAGCTGCGTCGTCACCGAGGAGATGTCCATCGCCGACTCCAGGCCCATGACGAACGCGGCCCCCAGCCCGGCGGCCGCGACGCCGCCGGCCGCCTGCATGCCGGTGAGCCTCTCCTCGATGCCGCTGGCGCCGCGGTCGATCTCGCCCTCGGCCTCGGACATGTCGACGCCGAGCCGGACCAGCAGCTCGTCCAGGATCGCCATGTCAGCCTCCCTCCCGCTTGCTGCCCGTACGCAGCGCCCGCCGGGCGCGTCGGGCCCGCTCGCCGCGCTCGGTGCGCTGAACCGCGTCGTCCTGATCGAACTGGGCCTGGATGCCCTTGACGATGGCGAGGATTTCCCTGCCGGTGCGGCGTGGCCGGTCCGCCTGCGACCAGGCCATCAGGTGGTCCCGTAGCTTGGGCTGCCGGCCGCGTTTCATGTGGGGGGCCACGACGTCCATGCCGAGCCGGGCCAGGGCGATGTCCATACGGCGCGGGGTGATGGGCCCGTAGAGGTTCTGCCAGGCGACCAGGTGGAGGATCTGCTCCTCGGTGAACCGGTCCATGACCTCGTCCGGCGGCATCCGGTAGGCCACGGACAGGTCGTAGAGGAGCTTCAGCTCCGGTCGCCGCCGGAGTTTCCCTCCGCGTCCTTCACCTTCGTCTCGAAGTCCCGGTCCTCACCGGACAGATGCTTGATCAGCTTGAACAGGCCGTCGATGGTCCCCTGGTTCTTGGACGACAGGATCGCGATGCCCTCGGCCAGGTCGGTGAAGACGCGGTCCTCGGTGCCCGGCTCGCGCAGCGACTTGGCGATGATCTCCGCCCGGTTCGAGCGGACGTTCATCTCCGCGCCGCTCTTGCCCTCCTGGAAACGGATCCGGGAGAGCTTGTTCTGATAGGCCTCCCAGTCCCCCGACGGCAGGCCCCACACGTCGACGGTCGTGTCCCACTCGGGGATCTCCACGTCGTGTTCGATCTTGATGTCCAGCGCGGCGCGGATGGCGTCCTTGATGCTGCCCACGGCAGTACTCCTTGGTGTGTTCGTCAGCCGGTGGCGGTCAGGACGGGCTTGCCGGAGATCTTGAAGGTGACCTCTCGGGCCATCTTGTCGTCGAGGGGGAACTCGTCGCCGATGTCGGAGATGCCGGCGGTGAAGTCCCAGGTGTGCTCGTCGTCGTCGCCGGGGAGGATGACGAGCTGGTAGTCCCGCAGGTCGTTCTCCTCGAAGTCGGCGTCGAGGGCCTGGTGGGTGGTCTCGCCGGGGCGGTAGTTGATCGTGGCGGTGACCTCGCCGCCGTCCTTCATGCCCTTGACGAACTCCCGGTAACGGTCGGGGGAGTCGTGCGCGGACACGTCGATCATGTTGCGGGAGCGGCCCGGGCCCGACAGGTCCTCGACGCTCGCGATCGTCACGAACGACCCGGCGCCGTTGCTGTCGCGCTTGAGCTGGGTTCCGGTTGCGTCCTCACCGGCCATGGCGGATCACTTCCTCTCTGTGCTGGACGGGGGTTCAGGGGCTGACCGTGGTCAGCACCCGGAACGAGACGGGTACGTGCCGGATGTCGCCCGGCGGTTCGGGATCGGTCATCGTCTGCTGCGACACGAAGTACGTCGCGACGTGGCCGTGGCCGGCGATCGTGAGCCGCCGGTGTTCCAGCAGCGCCCGCAGCCGGGTGGCGATCGTCAGGGCCTGGGCGTAGCCGCGGGCCTGCGACCACACGTGCAGCGTGATCACGGTGTTGGAGCCGTGGCTGTCGTGGGTGTTGTCGGGGGTCTCGATGGCCTCACCGAGCACCACGTAGGGGTAGGGCTGCTTCTCCTTCACCCCGTCGAACACGCCCTTGACCAGATCCATCAGCGCCGTGTCGGCCTGCAGCGCGGCCAGCACGGCGCCCTGGACGGGCAGGATCGCGGAGGCGGAGACGGGCATGGTCATCGCAGCACCGCCCGGACCTCGTCGGTCAGCCGGTCCCGGTAGTTCCTGCGCTCGCGTTCCAGCGCGGGGTGCAGCGACGGCTGGGCCGGCTGGCGGCGGGTGCCGCGCTCGACGAAGAACGCGTAGAAGTCGGGCTGGTTGAACCAGCCGACCTTGGCGACCAGGCCGTCCTCCTCGTAGCGGATGTCGATCGTGTCCTTGAGGTGGCGGTCGTCGCGGCCGCTGGTGTCGACCGGGACGGTGAGCTTGACGTCGTCCCGTACGGCCTCGGCCGACTCCTTCACGCCCTTGGCCAGGGCCTGTTTGATCTCCTCGGGGAGGTCCTCCAGCCGCCCGCGCAGCCGGGCCAGGCCGGTGATCGTCACGTGCGCGCGCCCGCGTGCCATCGCCCGCCCCCCTCCCCTCGTTCGATGTCGTCGGCGGCCTGCCGCAGGAGCGCGGCGAACCGCCCCCGGTCCAGCGCCGCCTGCTCGTCGGCCGCGGTGTAGACGGTGACCGGGTACTCGCGGCCGGCGATGCGGGCGAACAGCTCGACCCCCAGGCGCAGGGTGACCTCGGGCGGACTCACCGGCCACGCCTGCTGTCGCGGGCCTGGGTCTTGCGGATGATGTGCAGCTCGGCGGCGACCGCGAGGGTGGCCCACACCTGCCGCTCCGCAAGCGGCAGGCGGTAGTCCTCCGCGCGCTGCTTGCACTCGTGCGCTTCGAGGGCCACGTGCGGCCGCTCCGGGGTGACCTCGGCCCGGTCGTGCTCGGCCATCATCCGGCGCCGAGTTCGAACGGCTTGACGGTCAGCGAGGTGACGCCGCTGTACGTGATCGCGGCGCGGCCGTTGGCGCCGCGGAACGCGTTCGCCAGCGGGATGATCGCGTGCTTGCCCGCGGCGACGGCGTAGGTCGGATCGGACACGGCGATCCCGGAGACCGTGCCGGGGGTGGCAAGGGTCACCGTGATCGAGCCGCCGGAACCGTTGTTGACGTACAGGAAGCGGCCCGGTCCGACGGGCGCGGTGTCGCCGCCACCGGCCGCGGCCACGGCCTGGGCGGCGACGTCGAGGATGCCGGCGGCGACCGACACCGTGGCGAGAGCGAGGTCAGCCATCGGGCTCTCCTTCTCCTTGGATCAGCTGGGCTTGGGCTTTGCGGTAGATGGGGCTCGACGGCCCGATGACGGCGAGCACCTTGAAGGACTCGCCGGTGGCCTCGTCCCTCAGTTCGTCGAGCCGGCGCACGTCGGCGTCCGGCAGGAGGAACACGTCGTGGCTGTGCTTGCTGCGGGTCTGCGCGGCGAGCAGCTGGTCACCCGTGCTCGGCTGGTCGACCTTGGCGCGTACGTCATCCGGTTGACGTACGTACGTGACGTCCTCGCCCCCGTACCCGTCGGGGGTGCTCTCCGGACGCCACAGCTGCAGCGTCCGGTTCAGCCAGTGCGCGATCACGTCCGCGCCCGGTACAGGCCGAGGAGCTGCCTGTCCTTGCCGGACATGGACATTCCCAGGTCCTCGGCGGAGAACGACCGGGAGTGGTCGCCGAGGGACTCGCTGGCGAGGACGAGCGGGTTGCCCCAGGCGGCGGCCGCCATGCGCAGCACGATCCGCTTGGCGCCGGTGGGATACGGGTTGTGGCCGGCTGTGTAGACGACCTGCACCGAGCGGTCCCAGGTCGGCCACCAGCCGTTCACGCGGGTGAGGGTCCCGGACGCGGACCACGTGTAGTCGTGATCCGCGCCGTACTCGAGTTCCTCGTCCGCCTCGGTGTCGTTGAGGATCGTCACCGAGGCGACCGCGGTCACCGGCCAGCGCGGCAGAAGGAGCCTGTCCGAGCCGGTGCCGGGGACGTTGGGCCGGGAGTCCTGGCGGGTGGGCGAGTCCAGGACGACGGTGTCCGTGGACAGCTCCAGGGACTGTCCGGTCACGTCCTCGACCTCGCCCTCGGCGAGCGAGATGAGGAGGTCGGCCGTGGCGGTCTCGTCCGCGGTGAACGGCGCCGGGTGCCGTACGAGGAGCCGCAGTTCATTGGCGGTGGCAGCGGCCACAACGCCCACCCCCGATCGTCACGCGCGCGCCTGCAGCTCGGCCTCGATGGCGGCGACCAGGTCCGCCTTCTTGCCGTCCGGGGGCAGCGAGATGTCGTGCTCGTCGGCGTAGCCCCGAAGCTGCTCGACGGTCATCCTGTCAAGCGGCTTGTCCACGGGCTTGTCCGCGGACTCCGGCTTGGGCCGGGTGTCGCCCTCGTAGACGCCGTATCCGCCGGCGACCAGGCCCTCGGCCTCGGCGTCCTCGAACTCGGCGGTGGCACCGGCCTGGACGGTCCTCTCCGGGCTGGCGTACAGGGTCTTCATCGTCACGCGTCGCATCGGCGTGCTCCCTTCTACTTCGGGGCCACGCGCGGGGAGCCGCGCAGGACCAGGCCGGTGCAGGGCAGGGTGGGCGTGCTGGTGCCGCCGACGGTCTCGATCGTCACCCGCAGGTACCGCTTGCGGCCGCGGTAGCCGATCTCGTAGACGGCCACGTCGTTGGCGGTGGTGATGACCGGCTCGGTGCCGTCGAGGTCGGCGTCCGCCACCGCGGTGAAGTCACCGCTCGTGGTGGTGTCCGACTCCTGCACCTCGAACGTGAACGACGGGTCGGTGCCCGTCGCGGTGCCGGCGTCGATGACGACCATGGCGCTGCGGTAGTTGGCCAGGTCCACGGCGGCGCCGTCGGCGGCCGCGGTGCGCGCCGCCGGCGCGAGGGACTGCACCGCGCTGATGTTGTTCTTGAGGTCTCGGTTCATGCCAGGTTCCTTTCTGGGAGCGGGTGGTCAGGGGACAGCGCGTCGGCTCAGGTGGCGCACTTGACGCGGATGAAGGCCTCGGCCAGGACGGGCATCCCGTCGACTTCCTGGCGGCCGATGAACCCGACCTGGTTGGACTCGGCGTACAGCTCCACCAGGCGCTGGATCTCCAGCGACAGGGACTCGGCGATCCAGTAGTTCTTGAAGTCGCCGATCATGCCGCCGTACAGGCCGTCGGTGAACGTGTTCGGGACGAACTCCGAGATGACGTACGGGACGTCGAGGATCATGTCCGGCCGGTCGGCGGCGAGGCCGGGCTGCCAGATGTACTGCTCGTCCGTCGTGGTCTTCAGCTTGCGGACGATCTTCAGGGCGTCGCGGTGGAACAGCCACCGCGCCCTCGTCCAGTACGCCGCCTTGAGCGCGTACTTCGCGTCGATCAGCCCGTTGCCGGTGAACCCGGTGGCGGAGCCGGAGTTGACGTCACGGCTGGTGGGGATGCCGTCCGCCGAGGCGGTGAAAAGACCGAGGGGCTGCTTGTTCCCGTTCCCGGTCATGTACGCCTTCTCCTGCGTCACGCCGAACTTGTAGGTCAGGCGCTCGCGCACCAGGTCCTCGGCGCGGCCGCTCGTCAGCCGCAGCAGCTTCCGGCTGATCTTGACGCGCTTGGCGATCGGGTTGGGGGACAGCTCCCGCTTGCCCAGGCGCAGCGAATCGTCCTGGCTGCCGGTGCCGATCTCGGACGTCCACTCGGCGTCGTTGAGGTCGGTGTCCAGGGTGGGCACGCCGAGCGACTCGCTTGCCGTCAGCTGCTCGACGGTGGCCAGGCCGCGCAGCGGCACGGCGTCGTCGACGGCCTGGATCAGCTCCTGGACCCACTGCATCGGCGGCAGCAGGTAGCCGCCCTCCGGGTCGTTGCCCGCGTTGAGCGCGCGGGCCTGCTCGGGGGTGAGGGCGCCGCGGCCGCCGAGGACGTACGCGCGCAGCGCGGTCCTGGCCAGGTCCTCGCCGCCGCCGCGGCGGTCGTCGGGGATGTCGTCGGCGCGGCCGCGGTCGTCGGCGAGGAGCTTCTCCGCCCGCTCGATCGTGCCGTCAACCTTGTCGCGCTCGTCCATCAGCGCGTCGAACTGGGTCGTCTCTTCTCCCGTCATGGCGCGGCCCGCGGCGGTGGCCACGTCCATGATCGCCTTGGCGTCCGCGCCCAGCTTGGTGCGCTTCTGCTTCAGCCCTCGGATTTCGAGCGTGGGCATGGCTGCCCCCTTTCCTTCGTGGGTGGTGCCGCCCGCGGTGACAGGGGGCGGACGTGGGTGGGCCCTTACAGGCCTGCGGCGGTGAGCCGCGCGAGGCGGGCCGCGTGTGCGCGGGCCTCGTCGTCGGGGTCCTCGTCGTCGCCGTTGCCGGCAGCGTCGAGCAGCTGCTGCAGCGCGTCGCGCGCGTCGGTGACGAGCTGCTTGTTCTTCTTCGAGAGCACCGCGCCGGCGCGCAGTACCGGGGCGCCGCTCAGCTCGTCGAGGTGGGCCATGACGGCCTGGGCGAACTGGTCGGCGTTGAGCCGCTCACCGAGGAGGTCACGGACGAGGGCGAGCTGTCCGTCGCGGCCGGACTCGACGACCGCGTTGGGGTCCATCGGGAGCGGCACCGCGGAGACCTCGAACAGCTCCCAGCCGCCGGGCGTGCCGTCGTCGGCGATGTCCCAGACGCTGAACCCGATCGAGAACGCGTTCATGAAACCGCCGCGGTACTTGTCCTCGACGCGCCGGGCGAACTCGTCGCCCTGGTCGAAGAGCACGCTCATCTTCAGCTTGTCGTCGTCGATCCACGTCTTGTCGGAGCGGCCGATCGGCAGGCCGTCACGGCCCCAGTAGGAGTGGCCGTAGCCGACGACGGGGTTGGCCTCGAACCGGTCGAGGCGGGCGCCGTCCATCGTCAGGTTCAGACCGTCCGCCTTACGGCCCGCGGTGGCCGCGATGATCGTGAGCGCCTTGCCCGCGGCGTCGTCGCCCTGGTCGTCGTCGGCGCGCTGGACGTAGCCGCGCATGTAGTGCCGCTGCGGTTTCATCGGTCCCTCCCTGGGTGTCGTATCTGGCGGTCGCGCGGCGGGGCCTGCTGCTGCCGCTCCTGAGGCTCGTCGGGCAGGGCCTCGAAGCGGGCGTCCTGGCGGCCGCAGGACTGGCCCTGCGAGGCGTGCCACCAGACGCCGGAGCGGCCGCGCTCGGCCGGGGCCTGGCAGGCCGAGCAGCGGCCGGATTCGATGGGCGGCTTCATGGGACAGGCACCACCTGACAGCGACAGCCGGCGTGCACCGGCGGATGGAAGGTGTTCCGTTTGGCCACGAGTTTCTGGCCCTCCTCGTCGCCGTCGACCTCGTCGCCCTTGGCGATGAACGGCTCCTCGATCGCGATGGTGCGGCCGTCGAGCTTGGTGCAGTACGGGCAGTGCTGGCTGCCCTGCGTGACCCACTTCAGCTCGCGGACGCCAGCCTCTTTCCACGTCTCGCGCGCGGCCGCGTTCGGCAGCTGTGCCGCCTCCCAGCGGGCGGTCTGCGCGGGCCGCTCCTCCTGCCACTTGACGAGCCGCTCGACGACGGCGGCCGCCGCGTCCTCCTGGGTGGCCGCGGCCTCGGCCTTCTTCCGCAGCTGCCCGAAGCTGGTGGCGAGCCGATAGGCGACGTGCGACAGCGTGTACGCGTGCGACCACACGGACAGGTCGACGTCGTCCTCGTGGCCGACCTCCTCGGCGGCGTCCTCGGCGACGTCGCCGGCGAACGCCGTCATGATCGGCAGCCACAGCGCGGTCATGGCCTCGGCGATCGGGCCGTCCTCGGCATACAGCGCGGACAGCGCGGTGACGAACGCCGGCACCGACCGGGCGGCGCGCTCGGTGTCGAGGTGCTCGTCGACCAGGGCGCCGACCTTCTTGCGTTCCAGGTCCGCGATCTCCTGGTCGGCCTCCTCGATCTTCGGCGCCCACGCGTCGGCGAGCCGGTCGCGCGCGGCGATACCGCGGCCGCGCAGCAGGCGCGCGTACTTACGCACGGCTGCCCGCGCGTCGTCGTCCTCGACGACCGGAGCGGTGCCGGTACCGGCGGGGACCATGTTGAGCGGGACGAGGTAGGCGTCGCCGCCGTCGACCGGGTTGAGGTTCTCCTTCTCCCGGACGTCGTTGGCAGACAGCCAGCCCCACTGGCGGCCGATCGCGTACGCCGCGTACCTCGCCGCGGTGTTGCCGCGCAGGAGCGCGTCGACCAGGTGCTCGGCGAAGTAGATCCCCCGCTCCTCGGGGAGGAGGAGCTGCGTGTAGACCGACTGCTCCCAGCGCGTCAGCCACGCGCTCAGCGCGCTGCTCACGTAATCGAGCTGCTGCTCCTCGATGTTGCTGAAGGTCGCACGGTCCAGGTCGCCGATCTTGTGGGGCGGCAGGCGCAGCCACCGCGCCATGTCGGTCACCTGCAGCTTGCGGGTCTCCAGGAACTGGTTGGCGTCGTTGGGCAGACCGACGGCCTGCCAGGTGACCCCCTCCTCCAGGATCGCCACACGGTGCGCCCGGTCGATGCCGCGGTGGATGTTCTCCCAGTCGTCGGCCATCCGCCGGCGCGCCTCGGGCGAGAGGTTCTCCGGGTGGGTCAGAGCGCCCGCCGGCGCGGCCCCGTTCGAGAACACCTTGGCGCCGTAGTGCTCGGTGGCCAGGCCGAGGCCGATCGAGTTGGCGGCCAGCTCGACGACGGAGTAGCCGGTGAGGCCGTCGTCGCCGAGGCCGTTGATGCACAGGTACTCGCCCGGGGCGAGGTTGGCGTAGATCCCGTTGACGTCGTCGCGGTACTGGATCCAGCGCGCGACCTTGCCGTTGCCCATCTGGCGGGTCTTCACGCGGAGCCGGTCGGGGCGCAGCGGCCACAGCTCCTCGATCACGCCCGTGCGTTCGTGCGTGACGACGTAGGCGACGCCGCGGCCCCAGGTGATCGCGTGGCCCTGCAGCGCCTCCTTGAAGGCCATCGCGCCCATCATCGGGTTGGGCGCGTCGTGCAGCAGCGGGTACAGCGGGTGGTCGGTGGCGCGCCGCTTGCCGCGGGCCATCCGCTCGTAGAGGAAGAACGGCAGTAGGCCGAGGTCCTCGGCGATGACGCGCACGCCGGCGAAGAACGGCGCGTACATCAGGGCCGTTTCCTGGTCGACGCGGACGCCGGCGCTGTTCGCCGAGCCGCCCGTCCACCACTCCTCGACCCACTTCTCGGGGGTGGCGATGCCGGACAGCGGGCCGGACGTGGCCCGGGCCACGGACCGTACCGCGGAACGCATGAAGCCCATCAGGGTCACCCGCCCTTCTTCGCGTCGAGCAGCTGCTGACGGGCGGCGGCCCGCTCGGCGATGACCGAGCCGCCGACGCCGACGAGGACCAGGGCGCCGCCGCCGACGGTCAGCGCGAGCCACGGCGCGATCAGCCACAGGCCCGCGCCGAGGACCACGACACCGATCAGCGAGAGGACGTCCCAGAGGTCCACCCGTCACCCCCCTTGGGATTGCAGGGCCATGCCCTGGGTCTCGTAGACGGACACCCGCGGCATGCCGCGCATCGCGCCGTCGACGGCGAGCAGCAGGCTGACCACGCCGTCGATGCGTTTGCCGCTCTTGTCGCGGTCAGGCTTGACCGGGCGCAACCGGATCGGGTCGTCGCGCGGACTCTTCTTCTCGACGTTGTCGGCCATCCACGCCGCGACCGGATTCCCGAAGTGCGCGAACTCGGGGGCGCCTTTCGCCTTCAGACGGCGCATGAGGTCCGTCATCGGGGGCGTCATCCGGTCGTACGTCGTGTTCGACTCCAGCAGTTTCAGCCGGGTGCGCTTGACGATCTCCTGCCGCACCGGCTCGCCGCACCACTTGTCGTACGTGACGCTGACGATCTTGAAGCGCTTGTGATCGGCCTCGACGTCGTCGTAGATCTGGTCGTAATCGATCGTGTCGCCATCGGTCTCGGTGATCCAGCCGTCCCGCACCCACTGCTCGAACTGACTGTTCGTGTGCTCGTTCAGGACGGGCGTCATGGACTCCGGCACCCAGAACCGCCACAGGGCCGAGCCGTCGGGGAACAGCAGCGTGAACGCGGTGAGGTCGAGCTTGGAGGACAGGTCCAGGCCGCCCCAGCACCGCTGGCCCTTGAGCCGGTCCCGCACCCAGTCGGGCGTGGGGGCGATCTCGCGGGTGCTCGCGCGCCACAGGTCCATGGAGATCCACCGCGTCACCTGCGAGACGCGCTGGTTCAGACGGAACTGGCGGAACCCTGCCTCGGCCGCAGGGCTCTTGCGGGCCTCCTCGGCCTCCTCGCGCAGCGAGGTGACCGACAGGAAGCTCCCGAGGGCGGGGTTCGCCCACGCCCAGTTCCGCTCGTCCCACGGGTCGAGGGAGACGGGCAGCTCGGGGCGGGCCGGGAACAGCCGCCACAGCCGCTCCAGCTCGTCGACCGTGCGCGGTGTCTTGCGCACGAACACGAAGTGGTGCGGGCTCCTCGACGGGTCCTCCAGGACGCGGTCCGCCTCGTCGATGAACTCCGCGCCGAAGGACACGCCGTCCTTGGTCTCGGTAGTGATGGCCAGCATCAGCGGCTGGACGCGGGCGCCGGCCGCCGTACGCATCGCGACCCACAGCGAGTCGTCCGGCTGGGAGAGGACCTCGTCGAGGATGAACGCGTGCGGGTTGTGACCCAGCTCGACGTCGGCGTCGGCCGGGATGACCTCGTAGTGGCTGGACGTCTTCTCGTCGACCAGGCGCCGCTGGTTCTTGATGTGGGTCAGCCGCTCGTTGAGGATCGGCGACTTCTTGACCATCTTCGTCGCGGGCTCGAACACCTTGCCCGCCTGGCGGGTGTTCGCGGCCGCGCCGTAGACCTCGGCCGACTCCTCGTTGTCCCCGCACAGCAGGTACAGCGCGAGCCCGGAGAGCAGCGCGCTCTTACCGTTCTTGCGGCCCATGACGACCGTGGCGCGGGTGTAGCGGCGGACGTAGCGGCCCCACTGCTCGGACCAGTGGACCTCGCCGAAAAGGGGCCGGATGATCTCGTGTTCCTGCCAGGCCGCCAGCACGAACTTCGTGTTGGCGCGGGCGCCGGCGGGGTGGATGAGCAACTCGGCGAAGAACTTGACGACCTTGTCCGCGCGCGGCTCGCAGTAGTGCGCGCCGCGCCGGCTGCAGGTCTTGTCGTCGAGGGTGTATCCGCAGACGCCGCCGCGGCGGTTGGCCGGCCGCCACCGCTTGGTGTGGTCGACGCGGACCGTACGCGTACGGCGTACGGGCCGGGCCCGGGCGGGCGTGCGGGAGGTCGGGCGGGTGGCGGTCCGCGGGGCCATAGCGCCCTCCCTGGATTCAGGACAGCAGCCGCTCCGCGCCCAGCCCCTCGCTCTGGTTGGGGATCTTCAGCTGGGCACGGTCGCTGGGGGTGAGGCCGAACCTCGCGCCGTACCGCTGGACCTGGGCGTCGGCGGCGTCCAGCGCGAGGAGCCAGGGGTTCTTGGCGCGGCGGTGACCGGTCAGCTCGCCGTTCTTGTTGAACACCTCCAGCTCGACGACGGCGCCCTCCTCCTCGACGTGCTCGGCGGCGTCGCGGCGGCGGGCCACGGCGTCGCACCAGTTGGCGAACGCCTCGGTGTCCCACGGGGTGAGGACGCGCTTGGCTTCGAGGTCGCCGGCGAACGTCTCCCAGACTTCGAGGGCGGCCTCGCTCAGCCAGGCCGGGGGGAGGACCTCGCCGACGTCGGGCTGCGGCTCGTCGGTGTTGATCCGGTCCTTGCGGTCGCCGTGCAGGACGCGCAGCTGAGTGGGCTTGGGCGCAGGTCCTCGACGTCCCATGATCACCTCCAGTGTCACGCAGTGTTACGGCGGGCGGCCCGGATACGGCGGATCCCGTTACCTGTCAGCGCGAGAGCCCGCTCCCCCCCGCGTTCCGACCCCTCCCAGGGCCAGAAATCCGGGCCCCCCTCCCCCCGGGCCGAACGTCACGCTCGGTCAGAACGGAGGGACGTCAGGCTCGCGGGGCGTGGCTGCCCAGCCGGCGGGCTGGTGCCGGCCGGTCTCCTTGGCGTGGCAGCGGGCGCACAGGCCGCGCCCGTAGTTGGGGTGGTGCTCGTCCAGGCCTCGCTTGCGTAGCTCGCGCTTGGACAGGGGGTAGTGGTCGGCGTGCTCGCTGCGCTGTCCGCATGGGCTGCCGTGCTGGTGCTCGGTCACGGTGCACACGCACGTCGGGTCACGCTGCAGGACGCCGAGACGGAAGCGTGTGCGGTGCTCGTCGTCGTAGCCCTGGGCTGTCGAGGAGGGACGAGGACGGCTCACGCGCTCAGTGCAGTCAGCGCACTTGGCGCTGCCCTGTATGGGATCGCCTGAGCATCCGGGTGACGTGCATGGGCGTGGCGCTCGTGTGGGCATGGCCTCACCCCTTGGGCTCGTGTGGGCAGGGGGGAGCGTCCGTGAGTACATGCATGGACAGGATGCGCGCGCGTCCGTCGCCGTCACCGAGGTCGAGGTGGGTCAGGCCCTCGATGTGCGTGCGTTCCCATGGGCGTATGACGAGGCCCTCGCACTGCTCGCACAGCTCCAGCTCGGGTGGTGGCTGGGCCATGGCGACCTCCCTCATGGTTGGCTGCCCGGGCTCAGAGCGCACGATCCGTGCCCGGGCAGCCGTTCACCCCATCCCAAGGTGATCTGTGGGCGTCACTCAGACGCGGGGTGGCCAGGTCCAGTGGCGGTGTCGCTCGGGGGCGTTGGGGCCGTCGAGGGTCTCGGCGTGGGTGAGGGACGTACGCCACGGCGGTACAGAGTCGCCGTCGAGCAGGACGCGGACGTTAACGGTCGTGCCGGTCCACACGCGGGTGATCACTGCCGGTGCCGTGTCCGCGCCGTTGTTCATGGCGGGGTCGACGGCGACCAGGACGACACGACCGAGGCTGGGGGCTTGTGCCATGGGGCTCTCCGTTCGGGTGTGGGTGCGGCCCCGCACCTGGCTGGTACGGGGCCGCTGGCATGGCGCCGAGGCGCCTCAATGGGTAGCTCGTGGGTCAGCGCTGGTTCATCTGCATGTCGTCGAGGGTCCAGGTGTCGTCGTCCTTGGTGGAGACGGTGCAGACGTAGTCGCTGCGGACCTTGGCGCCGAGGCTGTTCTCGCTGTCGACGACTCCGGTGACCTTGTACTTCCAGGGCTTGGTGTCGCTGAGCACCTTGGTCTTGGCGTAGTCGGCGTCGAGGGTGTCGGGGAACTCGGCGCTGCCGGGGGACTTGAGGCGCTGCTTGACGAAGTCCTCGCACATGACGGCGGCTGCTTCGTCGAGGGGCTTGCCGTCGCCGGTGCTGCAGGCGGTGAGGAGTACGGCCGCGAGGAGGGCGGCGGGCGGGGTGGTGTGTCGTGCGCGCATGGTGTGCACGGTGGTTGCCCTGGCCGGTGTTACGGGCGGGTATGGGCGTGCTGTGACGGTGCTGTGACGCTGGCTCAGGCGGTGGTGCTGTCGGTGACCAGGCCGAGGGTGGCGAGGCCGGTGAGGAGGGAGGCCAGGGCGGCGTTCCCGCCTCGTGAGCCGCTGACGGTGGGCTTGGTGGCGGCGGCCGCGCCGTAGAAGCCGAGGGTGGTGCCGAGGTGGCGCAGCATGAGGGAGACGATCACGGCGTCGTCGGTGGTCCATTCGTTGGCTGCGCTGCGGCGCCAGTTGGTGTCCCGGGCGGTGCTGCCCGCGCCGGCCTCGATACCGGTGGTGGTGAGCCGTGCGCGGTCGAACGTCTCGGAGCCGACGTGCAGGCCGAGGAGGGAGTCCGCTGCGAGTGCGGTGTTGACGGTGAGGGCCCCGGTGATGCTGCCGCCGGTGAGGAGGAGGTAGCGGGCGTCGGCGAGGGCCTGGGTGAGGGCGCCGATCGCCGCGGGGGTGAGGGGGTCGGCTCCGCCGGTGGCGTGGCGGGAGACGTGGACGAGGGCGGCCTTGGTCGCGGCGACGTTGTCGGTGTAGGTGCCGGCGGCGGTCTGCGCGGCGGCCGCCGCGGTGTCGGCGTGTGCCTCGGCGGCGGTCCGGGCTGCAGCCGCGGCGGTGTCGGCGTGCGCTTCGGCAT